TGTTCGACGCAGTAACGTTGCCGGCAGTCGATGATACCTGGCCGCCCGTTAGCGCGTTGGTGATCGCCGCACTCAATGCAAATAAAGCTCCGGACAGCGTCGCGCTGGCGGCCGTGACCGCGCCAGTGATGGCCGCGCTGGCTCCGCTGATCGCACCGACGACGCTGAGGGTCTGCTGCATCGTGACCGGCTGGTTGAATGTCACCGGCCCATCGAACATGGTCCCGGATGACGTCATGGTTATCTTCGTCGTTCCCACCTCGACCAAGACCTCGGTCTTGGCATTCACCGTGATCTGTGCCTGCCCGACCGTGATCGTGCAGTTCTTTCCGGTGTCGCGGATGATAACTCCGTTCGGCCCGTACAGAATAGCGGCGTTCGGATCATCGGGCGCAGTCCATCCCGAGTTTCCGATCGGCACGAAGACTAGCGTCGACAGATTGCCGCGCTTCGACAAATCCGCCGTTCCGCCGCCGAGACCCGACACGCCTCCCAGATAGGCGTCGGCCGCGACCACGAAGCCCTTGCATCCGGTCTGAATTGGCAGGCGCAGATATTCCGACCCGATCAGCGGCATGGTGATCTCTGGCAGGGTGTACGGCACGTTCGTGAGCTCGAACTTGACCTTAACGATGGAGCCATTGATCGACACAACCGACGCCGGAAGCTGCTGTCCGAGCTGCTCGAGCGCGCCTGCAATCTTGCGCGCCGCGAATTGTTCGAGCGACCGCGCGATAGGTGTTTTTTGCTGGTTTCCCGACAATTTTATTCTCTATATAATGCGGGCGAGATCGGCGCATGCGGAACCGACTGCGCCTACTGTCCACGGTCGATCAGAAAATCTCGCCACGTCGATCACATAAAACCTCTATCGAGAGGCGGCTCAAATTGGCCGCGAAACATTCAGCTTACTTGCGATTCCTGCAACATGCAGAAACACAATACCGATCCGGTAGACTTCGCGAACAGAATAGGTCTCCTCGTTTAAGCGGCCGCGACCTGGTTCGGCGCAGCCTCGATGACGGTCACCCAGGAGTCCCCGAGCGATTGGCGGAAGTTTCCGACGTGCCGCAGGCTGACGATCGTGAAACCGCCCTGGAACGAAATCTTTTGATTGACCAGTGATGAGTTGGCCTGCGCCGAGTTGGTCACTAGGGTCTGCGGCAATTTGATCTGCGATCCAACCGCCAGGTCGGCGCGCATCACGGTCTTGATCGAAATGTTCGGAGATTCGATCCAGGTCGGTTGTCCGATCAGGTCGGTGAAACTGATCTCCTTGGCGGTCCCCTTAGCGGTCGTCGATCCGTCGAAGACGTTAATGGTCGTTCCGTTCGGCACGATGCTGATGCCGGCGTAACCCTTGGTTTTTACGATGTTGAGGCTGGTCCTCCGGCAGTATTGCGCGAACTGCTCGAGCGTCGGAAAGAACCCGTTCTCGTCGTTCGGTCGCACGATCGACGCGTCGATGTCGACCTTGACCGTGTAGCCCGGGAACGCGGTCTGCAGCGCGGTCTGTAGCGGTCCGGACAGCGGAGCGCCGGCGGTCCAGTTGAGCGTGAAGTTCTTCGGATTCTTGACTGTTCCGATGCCGCCGGGGTTCGACCCTGACGCCTGGCCCGGGCTGATGACAAAGTCGAGCGTGCGGTCGAGCCCGATGTTATTTCCGAAGCACTGGAACACGTTGCCGCTGACCAGCAGGCCGGATTGCGCCGGGTTCGCGAGCGGAAGGCCCTTCTGCATGCCGCCATAGATAGCGATGTTCTTGCCGATCAGGTCGTTCGATTGCGCGATCTCGGCGTTGGAAATCCCCCACACGCGGGCGAGCGAGAAGCCCTGCGAGGTCGCGGCGTCGATCACCGGGATGTCTAGCTCGACGTTCCAGGCGTTCGGGAGCGTCTTGCCGTTGACGAAGCTCGTATAGGTTGCGCCACCGAGCAGCGCGGGCGAAAACCCCGGAGGCATGATGACGTTGCCGGACGCCGGATCGGTGATGATGATCTTGTAGTACCTCATGCGTCCTCGCGCTTTTCCCGCATGTTCTTGAGGATGAATTCGGAAAGAGCGACCTCGCTCGTGGCGGCTATCATCTTCCAAGTCAATTCGATGGTCAGAATTTTATCGTCCATCGCGACGGCCACTTTGACGCTTTCGCGGACTCGAGCAGCCACGATTTTCCCCGCCGGGTCGTCAGCAATATTTTCGCCGCGCTCCGCCGCCTTCATTGCCCTCGCGATTCGGTCCGCTTGGGCTTTAAGGACTCGAAGCGGCGAGCGCGCGGTCGTCATGTCCCGACCTTGCTTCCGTCGTCCCAGACGAATTCCCCGTCGGCGCCAACCGGGAAGTGACTTCCGCACCCGCAACAGAACGTACCGCTGTAAAATTTGGGATCGCGGGCGTAGGTCTCCGCGATCGCCTGCCCCATCGTCGTCGCCACTCCGCATTTTTCGTGGACATACGTCCTTCGGACCGGGCGGACGAATCCGCGCTTTCGCTCCTCCTCCCTCAATACGACGTAGCCCTTCTGCATCCCGTTGGGGAGGAGTTCTCGATGGTCCGACGTCTCCGGGGAGCCATCGGTGAGCGTTCGTTGGCTTCGGTCGGCCGGAGGAACCGCACCGAACGACCGCGCCAGGTCATCGACTATTTTCTTCTCGTTCATGGCGATACCTCGAACTGTTGGTTTTGCTGCCGGAACACCAGCGTCGAAGTGAAATAGGCCCCGTTTTCGTTCGGCACCCCGCCGATCAGGTTGATATTATAGCTCGCGCTTCCGAACACCATCGCTGGTCCGGGGTTGGCGGCGAGCATGTAGGAGAACGAATTCGGTCCGGTGATGAAGGCGTCGATCAGACCATTGTAACCGGTCGGGGTCGCGCCGGAAATTGTCAGTGCGATCGTGGTCGCGACCTTGTAGCCGTGCGGCGTCGCGGTGGTGGCCGTCACGATTCCATTCGCCCATGCGAGCGATTGAAGCTGAATCCCGCACGGCGACCCGGCGATTGCCGTGAAGAGCAGCTGCGTCCCATCGAGTGCCACAAGGTTGAGATAGTAGCGCGCGCCGAACAGGAGCGACGGCACCGTCACATTGTAAACCGCGCCGTCGAGCGTCGGCTGGAATTCATAGGGCGCGACGTTCGATGGCGTGAAATTGAATATCTGGCTCATGAACTACCAATCCCGCCCGGCGCCGCCGTCTGAGCGCCCGCCACGCCATCGGCCGCCGGGACCGTCCCAATAACCCCGAGGCTGCTCGGGTTGCCGACCGTCGGCCCGAGGCCCGACCATGTCGGCGCGCCGCTGATCGGCGTGCCGGCGGTGATCTGGCTCATCAGATTATTCTGCACCTGGACGGCGTCCTGCAGCGTCAGGAGCGGTTGCTCGAAATCCCACTGATAGGTGTTTTGGGATTGTGCGCTTGCGCTGTTTGACGTGTCCTTCAAATCAAGAGAAATGCAGTTTGTGTAAAAATATGACGGCGTCGCAATCGTATAAGTGCCCCCCGACGCGTTGTGGTTCGTAACCGCCGCCTGCAGGGCCGTCATGGTCGCGAGCTTGAGCACATAGCCGGATTCGCCGCGTGCAGGACATATCATCCTGAGCGAAATGTTGAGCGATTGCCGGATGACCGCGTTCGCGGCGACCGCCTGGTTGGCGAACGTGTATTTACCGATGGTCTGAGCGGACAAGTTGCTGCCCGGAAGCGGGTTGAAGTTTGCAAAAAAGTCATCGAGGTCGAGGTCTTCGCCACCCGACAAAAGCCCCTCCGCAAAACTCAATGATTGCGTGATCAGGATGATCGGCAGCATGCCACCCGGCATAAACGACGCGATCCCTCCCGTGAATATAACGGGCGAGAGTTGGAACGCCATCTTAAAAGCTGCGCCGCCGGCGGAAATACCCATGTCAGTTTTTCAACCCGTTGACGGAAACCGTGGCGTTGCCGCCGGTGCTGTTCTCGATCACGACCGTCGTGGGCGCGTATCCGTCCATCCCGCGCGCTCTCGTGACGTATCGTTGCGTCTCGGCCGGAAGGACACCGAGGTTATGATTTGAATCCCTAAACTTGTCGCCTCGGCCGGGCCCACCGTTGTAGGCGGCGAGAACCTCGTCAGTGTTGCCGTGGTATCTCTTCACCAGGTCAGCGAGAATCTTCTTCGCCAGCTGCTCGTTATAGACCGGGTCGGTCAATCGCGACGGGTCGCCGCCGTACTGGCGTGCGGTGCCGGGCATGATCTGATAGCGGCCGATCGCTCCTGCCGGAGACACCTCCGAATCTCCGCTCCCCTCAGACCGCCGCACGACTTTCATAAGGTTATCCATCGCTGCTGGGGACTTGCCGCTGAAGATGTCCGTGAATTGGCTCCATGCTGTCGCGTTGCCGGACGCTCGGTCTGCGCGCAACTTGGCAACATTATCCGAACTTCGTTTGCGCTGCGCAGCCAATTCCGGATCGCTTCCGGAGATCCACGACACGGCCTTGCCGATGGCCGACGCGATCTGTCCGATGCCGTCAACGAATTCGCTGACCTTCTGGAAAAAGTCGTCGGTGCCGATGTAGCCCGCAAATTTCTCCAAACCTTTGTCGACCTCGCTGATCCACCGGCTGAGGGACGGGCTCGCCAAGAACGATTCGATCACTTTGGTCACCGAATCCGACAGCTTCGTTAAGCCGGGAGCGAGCGGTGCCAATCCTTTGACGAACGTGGTTTCGATGCTCTTTCCAGCGTTGCTCATTTGCGTGACGAAATCCTGCCACCGCTCGGCAACATCTGGCGCTACGTCGAGCTTGCCGCGTGCGTTTCCGTATCGCTGTTCCATCCTGGCGATTTCTGCAGGCGACGTGTTGCGTAGCCGGTTGAGGTCTTCGCTCGAGGCGAACTGATCCAAGCGACGCGCCTGCAAAACTTGGGCATAGAGCGCCGGACTGGTGGTGTCGGCGATTCGTTTGAGGTTGCGGAGCAGAGCGACCGCAGTGTCGGCGGTGTCGCCGCCGATATCCTTTTCGTTCAGCCCAGCGCCGATCAGCCCCACGCGTTTGGTCACGTCGAATTTAGCGCCCGCCACGCTCGACAGAAACGCATCAGGGTCCACCAGGCGTCCGTAGTTGGTCGAGAACGCCTGCTGCGCGCCGTAGTCCGCCCCACGGCCTAGCGCGGACCGTCTATTGCCTGCCACTCCCAGCGCCAGCCGGTCGATGCCGAACAAGCCGCCAGCGCCGAGGAGTCCAGAGATCACACCGGTGATGCTGCCCCATTTGAGAAGCGACAAGGTCGCGTCGCCGATATTTTTGGCGAACTCTCTGGTGTTGCGGGCCATCGACTGCCACCGCTCGGCCGAGGAGCGCGTGAGCTGGTCGGCTCGCTCCTGGGCCTTCTCGCGAAGCTTGGCCTGGATGTTCGCCGACGCCATCTGGTCGACGAGCTTGTCGAATGACGCCCGGCTTCCGTCGATGTTCTTTTCGACGAGCTTCCAGGCGGCCGGAGCCGACTTCAGTGCGGTCTGATATTTCTCATAAAGCCGCGAGAATTCGCGGAAACGTCCATCATTGACTTCAATGTCCAGAATGCTTTTTACGGACATGCGATGCTCCCTTGAAGGGACCGGAACACCTCATTGAGAAACACCATCGGATGTTTTTTGCCCTTCCTCATATTGCAGGTCGGGCAAGTTAGTTGGACGTTGTCGTCGACATTTTTACCGCCCAAAGCCAGCGGCATGTAGTGGTCGATATGGAATCCGGTTTCGCTCAATTCGCGAAAGCAATAAGGGCAGGTGTCGTTCTGTTCCAAAAGAAGAAGATCAATGATGCCGACCGTCAGCTTGTCCTTGTTTTTGTTGCGCCGCCGAGCACTGTGGAATAGGCGGCAATACTCCTTGCGTTGCTCGCGATTCGCCTCGCGCCATGCCGCTACGGTTCGGTCGTGGTGCTCTTTATTGGCGGCGTACCAACCAGCTTTGTAGGCCCTCAGACGATCCGCATTGGCGGCCTGATAGGCGATATTCGAAACGCGACGGCGCTCGCGGTTGGCGGCGCGATATTCCTTGAAATACTGCTTGCGGTCGCGCCGGGCGGTCATCTCGCCAGTCCTATAGCCATCAGAATGTAACGGTTTCTGAATTCGTGGCTGTTGTTATAGCGCAGATCGCAAGACTCAGCGAATTGGCCGAAACCGAGCCCAGAAGCCCAATTCAGACAGGCACCGACAACGGTTTCCCGGCCACGATCGCATTCG